GGGGAAGTAAAAAAGTTAGTGACTGAATATAGAAAGCAGTCTGTAGCAGAAAATAAATAATAAACAATTAAAATTAATAAAAATGGGTTATTATACCGCAAAAGTCCAGTTAAGAGATGACTCTACTGGCAAAATGAAGAAAGTTACTGAAATGTATCTTGTTGAAGCAATGTCTGTCACCGAAGCAGAAGCTAAAGTAGTTAAAGATTTTGGATCTACTACCTTAGAATATGAAGTAAAGGCGGTGTCTGCAAGTAAAATCATTAAAATTATTGAATAATGTATAAGCAGGGAGAAACAGTAATTGTTACAGAGCATATTGACAAAAAAACAAAACAAGTAAAAAATGAAGTAGGCGTTATCATGAAAGCCTTCGTTCATAAAAAGCAAACCTTTTACGATGTATTATTAGAGAGGAGGACAGCATTATCCTTTCTAAATACAGCAAAATCTTCTAAAAGACAGTTTATAAATAAAGGTCTTACTGAAAGATTAGTAGAGTCTGGAGATATAGAATCAACTATACCATTCAAGTATATGTTAGACAATGAAGAACTTCCTATAATCATTGCATAATGGCCAGACCAAAATTACCCGAGATAGATAAATTAAAGAAAAGAGTCAGGAAAAGATATCCTGGCTCTCAATGTATTCAAGACTCTATAGGAGAATTCTATATAGAATGGAAATCAGAAAACTTAAATGATACATTCTTAATGGAAAATAGTTCTTCTGAAATAGAAGCGTGGAGACAAGCTAGCGTAACAGCTAAACACGAACAACATATCAATAGAACACATCCTTTAAAGGCTTTAATGTCTCAAGAACAAAAAAATCAAAATAAAGAACGTATAACCAGAAGAATAAGAAAAATATGACAGTAAAAACAGTAAATCAATCATGGGCAATACCTGATTCAATGATTGAACGTTACGGAAGAAATTGGGCAACAATAGATTTTGAAATTAATCCAAGACTTTCTAATTATGCGATAAATAATGATCCATTAAATGTTGTAGTTGGACAGATCTGTTTGTGTAATAAAAAGCTAGATGCTAGTTTAAAACAATTAAAAATATTAAAAACAATCTTAGAACATACAATTGTTGATATTCAATTATTACATTCAGATAAAAGCAAAGAAATAGAAGTAATGATTCTAAATAAACCATTTTATTTAAAATCTAGAGAAATTACAAGATTATATGAAACTATCAATGATTCTATTGACACAATTCAGAAATCTTATAGGATAGGTTTATATTTATAATAAAGTATATGAATAAGAAATTTAAATATTTTTTTATATCTGATAGCAAAAAAGAAGCTATTGGAAAAGTAAATGCAAAAGATTTACAAGAAGCATATATTAAAGCATCATATATTAAAAAATTAGCTCCAATGCATTTTAAACAACTATTTGATGTGCAAGAAATAAATGAGTAATTATTTAAAAGATATCGAAGTTCGATTGCCTGAATTTAATTTTTTTCAGCAGTTATCAACTAGTGAAAAATTTTTATATTTAACAGAAATATATGAATTAGAAACTAAAAAAAATTCTGATACCAATATTGTTGAAAATCTTCAAACATTTTTCGAAGATGTAACAGAACTACAACAATATGATGTATTTAATACTGGTGGAGAAGAATTTGATAAAGTTGATGTTTTAGTAGATAATGAAAATTTAGTTTTAGAATCTAATAGTTTAAGTGCAGTTAGACAAATTAAAAATAGATTTATAGATGAAGGATATGTTATAACTAGAGATTCTGAAATAGAAAAAATGTTTAAGAAAAATAAATTAACACGATATTTACGTGTTTATAAGATTATAGGACGAGTTTTTCATTTGTGCTATAATTAATAATATAAGCATTGAGTCACGGTAGGTCTCAATTTTTATAAAATTAAATTTAAAAACGGTTAGCTAATGCAACCAAAAAACACAGGAGGTTTAAAATGACACATTTTAAAGAAACACTATTATTCAATGACTTCGATTTAGTTTGGAAAAACTTTTTCGATCAATCTTCTAAATTTTTACCGGTAACATCAAATAAAATGAATTATCCAGTTGATATATTTACAACTGATTCAGGCATACAATTTGAAATTGCTGCAGTAGGTTTAGAAAAATCAGATATTGAAATTTTAACAGAAGGAGAAACGTTAAGAATTCGATATGACAAAGGTAAAGAAGAAAAACGTGAATTTATTCACAAAGGTATCGCTAAAAGAGCTTTTGATTTTGCTTGGAAAATATCTAAAGAATTAGATTTAACAAAAGCAGGCGCTGTAATGGAAAAAGGATTGTTAGCAATAGATATTCCATATGCTAAAGATAGAGCACCAAAGCGATTAACAATTAAATAAGTTATATGAGACCTACCAACTCAATGTATATATCTCCAACTATCGAGTATCAAAATAAAAGATTTAATATACGAAGATTAGTTCGAGAAAACCCAGAAGAAAATATAGAATACTGGAAATCATTAATTGATCACGATCTTGTTTTAAGAAAAGATGGATATTTATGGTTTCTAATTGAAATTTCTCATGCTGAAATTGTAGAAGAATGAAAAAGAAAAAATTACCAAAATATATACAAGAAAAATTTAAAAAACAACAATTTAAAATTGGAGACATTGTTAAATGGGAATTTTTAGGAGAGTCTGGTTGGGGAGTTGTTAAAAAAATATTAAATGCAAATGATAAAATTACTTATATGGTTAAAACAAGCAAGTACACGTATCCTTGCGGTATTCAAATCAAAGAATACTCAAGTTACTACGCCGGATCTATCGACTACGAGACTTCAAAAAATAGATCAAATAATGTCAAAGCCGGAGTTTCAACAACTGAAACACGAACTAACAATCAAACAAGGAAACGACTTTCTAGATCTAATAGCGACTCAATATCAGATACAAGATCTAACAGTAGGACAACGAATGATATTGGGAATGGCAATGAACAATACATTGAAACAAATTCAAGAAGCAAAAAATCGATTGAAAGAACGGAATTAGACAAAGAGTTTGATAAACAGAAACATTTTTTGCGTAGATTTACGTAAGTTAATATTTATTAAAAAGGAGAAATTATGGAAAAGATTAAAAACATAGTTAATTCATCATGGTTTAAGGCAGCTGCTATTGGTGGCATAGGTCTTTTATTATTATTAGATAAAAATATATTTTATTCTGGTATTGCATTTGGTATCGCAGTAAGAGAATTTTTATTAGCATTTAAAAAATAAATTAAAAAAAAGGGTTATAATATGAGTACTATTAACAAAGATTTAGTTAGAGATCTAGTAACAGATTCTGCAGATATAGTTAGATCAATGGGAAGATCAATTGAAAACGGCCATCTAGATATTAATTCAGCGTTAAATAATTTATCAGCTGCATTAAGAAAACTAGAAGCTGCGTCTGAACATTTAAGAAAATAATGAAAAAATATTTTCCGTATTTAGTATTAATAGCGGCATTGGCTTTAGCGTCAAGTGCCGCTTATTACAGTGTATATGGAATTAGTAAATTATTTTCTGCACAAGCTATAGCAGTAGCTATCATGGCCGGCACATTAGAAGCTTCAAAATTAATTGCTGCTACATATTTACATAGATATTGGAAAAAAATAAATTTTTTATTTAAATTGTATTTAACATCTGCTGTTATTATATTAATGTTTATTACATCAATTGGAATATATGGATTTTTAACAGCATCATATCAAACTACTGCAAATGAATTATTTGTTATGGATAAAGAAATATCTATTATTGAAATGAAAAAATCTAGATATTTAGAACAATTAACTGGATATACTTCTGAAAAAACACAATTAGCTAGTTCAATAACTGAATTAACAAAAGGTCTTTCAAATAATAAAGTTCAATGGAGAGATAAGGAAACAGGACAAATTATCACATCAACTTCAAGTAGAACTAGAAAAGTATTACAAACTCAATTAAATGATTTTAAAACACAACGAAATAAGGTATCTTTAAAAATAGAATCGTTAACAGATTCAATAACAAAACTAGATCTACAAGTTTTAGATTTACAATCTAATTCAGAAGTAGCTAATGAAATAGGACCTTTAAAATATGTATCAGAATTATTAAATCGTCCCATGAATCAAGTTGTAAATTGGTTTATATTAATTTTTATATTTGTATTTGATCCATTAGCTGTAGTTTTATTAATTGCTGCAAATAAAGCTTTTGACATAATTACTCCAAAAATAAAAGAAAATATATATGGAGAAAAAGTTATAAAAAATAGTGATCCGGAAGCTTTTAGGCCTCCACATCCATCTGATGCAACTGCAGCTCCTTATTCTGACACCAAAGATTTTCTTGAAGAAGAAGCTGAAAGAAGAATAGATATTATAGGTCAAAATGGAAATGACGGATTACATTATAAAGAAGAAAAGAAAAATAATACTCCTATACCAGGAAAAACAAGAGTTATATCATGAAAAAAGAAAAATCAACAAAAACGTTACAATGCAGATGTAAAGACTGTACTAATATAGTAGAAGTTGCTAAAACATCAATATCAGTTGTATGTTCTTTCTGTACATTTAAAATGGCAGAAGGTATATTGGAATATTCCAAATAATTTATTATAATAAATAAAAAGTTATGTTAGAAGCTGAAAAAATTAAATCAAACTGGGATGAATATAGAAATAGAGTTAATACTTTATTTCCAGAAAGAGCAGACAAATTAAATAAATTATATGATGATTATGAAGATCGTATCATAATGATGCCTGCTTCTTCTGTTGCACATTATCATAATGCATTTGCCGGTGGATATATAGATCATGTACTAAGAGTAATGGATTGCGTAAATAAATTATATGATTCATGGGAAAGTATGGGATCTGATATGTCTGGATATTCTAAACAAGAAATGATGTTTGCTGCTATGCATCATGATTTAGGTAAATGTGGATTTCCTGGAAATGGTAGAGAAGTATATCAAGTAGAAACATCAGATTGGCATAGAAAAAATATGGGAAGAATGTACAAACATAATGAAAATATTCCTTTTACAATGGTACCAGATCTTTCAATATATTTACTTCAAAAATATCAAATTCAAATGTCTTGGAATGAGTTTCAAGCTATTAGAATACATGATGGTATATATGATGATGCTAATAAACCATATTTTATTGCAAGATCAGCACAAGCTAAATTAAAAACCAATTTACCTTTATTATTACATCATGCAGATCATATGGCATCTCAAATAGAATATGAAAAATGGAGATCTCATAAAAATAATTCTCCTAATCCGGTTAGTGCAAAAACAAAAGCTACTAAAAAAACTGCAATTAAAAATTTAGCAGAACAAAATCCAGATATTGACAAATCAATTACGGATATATTTAAAACATTTGGAGACTCATGATTGAAATTATATTATTAATATTATTATCAGGAGTATTATCTTATTTTATTTATAGAGCGTATACATTAGCTGGTACCGTTGCTGATCAAGAAGAATATATTCAAGAATTAGAAGATTATTCTCAATATATGTATAATCAAATAAAAGAATCATATACACAATTAACTAGGGTTGATAGTAAAGGCGCGTTTGAACAAGATGACGAAACTGGTACTGTATTTGAACAATTAAAACAAGTAGTAACAAACTTAGAGAAAGAATTTAATGCCGAGAAAGAAAAAAGCTAGTAATAGATATTGGACTAAAGTAACTGAATACTCTGTTGCTGCATATAATCGTTCTAATGATAATCAAATATTAAAAGAAAAGATATACAGGCGATTTATTTATCCTGCTTTTATGAAATTATCAGAAAATCTAATTAATAAGATGAAATGTGATTATATTGATTCATCTTTTAAAGATCTACAAACTGATTTAGTTACTTATCTAACAATGCGATTAGATAAATTTAATCCTTCTGCAGGTAAAGCATATTCATATTATACAAGAACATCATTTAATTATTTAATTGCTGAAAATCAAAAAGGATATTCAAAGTTAAAAAAAGAGTCTGAACCTATTAATGTTGATGAAGAAAGAAATATACCAACAGAAATGCATAACATGGAAATGCAAGAACTTTTAAAGTATTTTATGAATGCATATGTTGAATATTGTTATGATAATATAAATAGAATATTTACAAATCAGTCTGACATTCACGTAGCTGATTCAATATTACATTTATTTGAGAATCGTGAAAATATAGAGCAATATAATAAAAAAGCATTATATGTATTTATACGTGAGCGTACAGGACTTCAAACTAATAATATTACTAAGGTAATTAAAGTCCTAAAACAAATATATACAACAAAATTCAAAGAATATGAACAAAATGAATTCGTGAATTTACCCTTTTAATATTTATATTTAAAAGGATCGTATAATGGATATTAAAGAAGAATTATTTAAAGGAGTCAGTTTTTCTGATTTAATGTCAAATGTTTATCATAATTCTAAAAAGAAAGATAGACAAATAAATCAGTTAATATCTCAACTGCAACCTTTAATAAGAAATGCATCAGACGCTACTATAATAGTTCCTTTAATTAAAGAATATTTAGACGTAGCAGTAAAAAATGATGATCATATAGTTAAATTAACTGCTATCACTCAACGTTATATTTCAACTACCCAGACTATATCTGGAGAATCATCGTTATTAAGTGAATCTGAAAAGAAAGAATTATTAGGAATGGCATCTAAAGAATTTGAAGATGAGTTAACAGATGAAATAGAAAAGATAGAAGACGAAGATAAAGAGCTTCAGGAAAAAATTCAAAAAGCTAAAGATTTAGTATCAGGAGATAATAATGGCTAATCCGTTTAGAGTTACATTTGAAATTGCAGAAGTTATAGACGTTGAACAAATTCGCACAGGTGAAAATCAAGAAAATTTATATTCTGTTTCTGCAGAAATATATAATACTAGTACCGTACAACATGACGTTCAAGTAAGGCCGGCTTCAATTAACATGCAAACTCCTCCTACAGTGGGAGAAATAATTTTAATATTCAATGGACCAAATCAATATAGTGGACGTAATAATGTAGAATTACAATGGTATTATTTATGCACATTACCAATACAATCTTCTATTTATAAAAATGTATTGCCTAGTACAGATAAATCAAATGTAAATGAAAATGTATTGCCAACAAAAACAATAAATCCGTTACAAGCATTTTCTGGAGATACATTAATTCAAGGAAGATTTGGAAATTCTATACGGTTAGGAAGTTCAGCAATACAAAAAGATGTATCTCAAACTTCTATTATGCCTAGTTGGTTTGGAAATAATTCTACTAATAAATTAAATTCTGATCCCATAATTATTCTATCAAATACATCTAAACATTCTAGTAATAATCAAGATCCATATGGACGAAAGTATTCTATAGAAAATATTGATACAGATGCATCATCATTATATCTAACTACAACACAGCAAATAAATAATTTATCATTAAATAAAAATACAAATAAATCAGGTGGATATTTAAATTTTAAACAATCACAATTAATTGGCACAGCTGATAGAATATTATTAAGTTCAAAAACAAATAATATAATATTAGATTCTTCAAATCGAATAAGTTTAAATGCAGACGAAATATTATTAGGATCTGAAGATGCTGCAGAACCAATGGTGCATGGAAAAGAATTAATTGAAATATTAACATTAATAATGGATTCAATTCAAGCTGGAATGTTTGGTAGTGGAGGAATATATTCACTTCCAGCAGATAATCCATCAATTGATGAAGCTAGAAAAAAATTATCAAAATTAATAAGTACAAAATACTTTATGAAAAAATAAAAGAAAGTTATAATTATGCCAGTAACATTTCCATTAAATAAAATACCTGAAATACCTCCTAGATTAACTTCATTAGCGGTTGATGCAATAGTGGATTATTTAAATAAGATTCTTGAAAAAATATTAAAATTAGTTGACGAAGCAACTAAATTACCAGATGATGTAAGTTGTGATGACACAAGAGTTGGCGATTTAATAAATGGTGTAAATGACATAATGGAATTAATTAAAAAATTACAAGAATTAATACCAAAAATTCAAGAAATGATTAATTTATTCAAAACATTAGCTGATATTGCTACTACTATAAAATCTAGTATATATTTAGTACCAATTGTAGGACAAGCAGTAGCATTAGCAGATTTAAATTTGGTTCAAACAATGACAGTAGAAAATGCAAAAAAATCGTTAGAACAATTGCAAACAATTCCAACAAGATTAAATTTAGGAATTGATTTAGCGGTTAGTAAACTAACAGAAATTGCTAATCGATTAGCACAAGCTTGTAGTGGAGCAGAAAATATTAATACAGATGTATTAACAGTTCCACAACAAGTAAAAGATTCAATTGATAATTTTAATCGAGATAATGATTTTTATAATGATCAATTAGATAGTGAATTTTATCAATTAAAAAATGTATCTATAGATGATTTAGATGAAAGAGCAGACTCAATACGTCAATTAATTGATCAACAACGTGACTTATTAACTTCATTACAGGAGGCACCTTCAAAAGTTTTATCTGGTGCCGGTCCACCTAATAATGATATTGGTAAATCTGGAGATTATTATGTAGATATATCTTCGAATCAAGTTTACGGACCAAAATTAAATACAGGATGGTCGTAAATTTATATATTTAATATTTATAATAAAAAGAAATAATCATGAAACAAGAAAAATTTATTAATGTACTAAAAAAAGTTATAAACGAAGAAGTTAGATCTGTTATTAAACAAGAATTAACTGAAATATTAAAATCAGGGCTACAGTCAACAGTTAATGAATTACAAGAAACAAAACAAGAAAAAATTGTTAATCCAGTTAAAAAAACAGCGTCAAACAATAATCTAAAATTTAAAAAAAATAAATTTTCTGATATATTAAATGAAACTAATAAATTAACTGAAACTAAATCTTCGTCTGATTATGCTTCTTTAATGTCAGAAGATATTGTAATGACTTCTAAAGACGCACAAGGATTTAATTTTAATAGACAATCAGTATCTAATTCTATTATTAATGATCCAGAAACAGGTAAATCAATGAAAGTTGATCCTGTTGTTGCAAAAGCAATGACTCGAGATTATTCTGCTTTAATGAAAGCAATTGATAAGAAAAAAGGAAATGGCATACCAGCTTGAAAATAAAGAAATATTAATTGACTCTGATATAGTTATTGGATTAAAATTTCCATTTAATGGAAGAAAAGTATTTAATCCTACATTTACTACATTAGAACAAGCAAATAGTAATATTAAAAATTTACTATTAACTGGACGTGGTGAACGTTATTTATTACATCAATTTGGAACATCATTAAAATATCTTTTATTTGAACAACAAACAGATGAATTAAAAGTCGCAATTGACGCAGAAATTAGATCAGCCGTTAATAGATGGTTACCATATATTGATATAAGTAATATAACTTGTGATTTTAATACGCCAGAAGAATCATCGATTCGGATAACTATATCATATACAGTTTCCAATATTGGAGCAGAACAGTCATTAACAATTTCAGCACAAGATGCTAATATTATAACAATTGAATCTTAAAGGAAACTAAATAATGAATGTAGTAAAAGACGTAAAATATTTAAATAAAGATTTTAATCAGTTCAGAAAAAATTTAATAGAATTTACAAAACAATATTTTCCTAATCAGTATACTGATTTTAATGAATCTTCTCCTGGAATGATATTTTTAGAATTAGCTGCATATGTTGGAGATGTGTTATCATTTTATACTGATACAAATTTAAAAGAATCAATATTAAATCAAGCTCAAGAACGTGGAAATATTATAAACTTAGCAAATATGTTAGGATATAAACCATTAAGTTCTGTTTCATCACATGTTAAGTTAAATGTATTTCAATTAATACCCGCAAAAGGCTCAGGTACATCTAATCAACCAAATTATGATTTTGCATTATCGATAGCTCCCGGTATGAGAGTTAAACAAGAATCAGGTGCTGCAGAATTTAGAACTCTCGATGTAGTAGATTTTAATTTATCTTCATCTTTAAGTCCTACAGAAGTTACAATATATGAAATCGATTCAACTACAAACGAACCAGTATATTATTTGTTAAAAAAACAAGTACAAGCTGCTTCTGGAACTATTAAATCTAAGAACTTTACATTTGAATCTGCAAAACAGTATGATAAAATAGTTTTACCAAATGAAAATATAATAGAAATACTTTCTGTTAAGGAGTCTGATGGAGATATATGGACAGAAGTTCCATATTTAGCACAAGACACTATATTTGAAGAAGTATTAAATGTAAAAGAAAATGACCCGGATACATATCATTTTCGTGATTCGTCGCCATATCTTTTAAAAATGAAAAAAGTAGCTAAAAGATTTGTATCAAGATTAAGATCAGATGGAAAAATAGAACTACAATTTGGAGCAGGTGTAAGTAGTAATAATGATGAAGAAATTATTCCTAATCCAGCTAATGTAGGAAATGGAATAGAACAATTAAGAAAAAATGTAAATGTAGACATAGATCCTTCAAATTTTTTATATACGAAAGCATATGGAGAAGCTCCATCAAATACTACATTAACTATTACATATACTATAGGAAATGGTATATCAGATAATATTGAAAGTAATACAATTAAAAAAATTGATTTTATTGAATTTAATGACGATCCAAATTCAACAGCTGCACAATCGTTAATGAACTTTGTTAAATCAAGTGTTACTATAAATAATGATACCCCAGCGCGTGGAGGTAAGTCTGCAGATTCAATACAAGATATAAAAAATAATGCAGCTGCAAACTTTGCGACTCAAAATAGATTAGTAACAAAACAAGATTATATAGTTAGATCATATTCAATGCCAGCAAAATTTGGAAGTGTTGCAAAATCATATATAGTACCAGACGATCAAATAACACAAAATGATTTAGAAGATACAAGAATACCTAATCCATTGGCAATGAATTTATATGTATTAGGTTATACTGAATTAAAACAATTAACAACATTGAATACTGCTATTAAAAATAATTTAAAAACATATTTGGACTATTATAGAATTTTAACAGATGCAATTAATATTAAAGATGCGTTTATTATTAATTTTGGAATTGATTTTGAAATAACAATTCTTCCAAATTATAATTCTAATGAAGTTTTGCTAAATGCAATTGACACAATACAAAATTATTTTGAAATAGATAAATGGCAAATTAATCAACCTATAATAAAGTCAGAAGTAATGAATACATTAGCTAATACAGATGGTGTTCAGAGCGTTGTAGGATTAAAATTTAATAATTTATATGATTCAAATCAAAATTATTCTGGTAATGTTTATGATTTAGAAACTGCAACAAGACAAGGTATTATTTATCCTAGTTTAGATCCTAGTATATTCGAACTCAAATTTCCTAAAAAAGATATTAAAGGAAAAGTAACAACATATTAACATGAAAATATTTATATAAAATTATGGCACTAACATTATCAACAACCGGTATAACTAATTCAGAAACAATTCAAGCAGGACATGTATCACAATCAATTGATGCATTGAAAGGAACTTATGCATATAATTTAACTCCATCTGGATCATTTACATTTACAGGAACTACAGTTTTTGCTGGAAATGTACAAGGAGCAATTTCAAATATAGTTAGTCAAACGGTTGGAGATGCAGATACAGTAACTGTAAATGTAAATGATGGATCAACTTCTGTATATGTTTTATCAGTTGATTCTGATGGGAATCAGGGATCAAATCCTATTTCATATCAATTACCTAGACCAAGCGGCATTACTCCTGGAACTACATATAGAATTATAATTGGACAAATAGGATCTAGCTCTACAAGTCCTGATGCATTATCAAGACCATTTTCAATTATAATTGCAGCAAGTAATCAAGCATTATTAGGAAGCATTGTTGGGACTAGTTCCACAGCTCAAACTGTGTTACAACGAAGTAATGGTCCTTTTGTTTCATTAGCAATTGCTGCAGGTAGATTAAACACCGGAGATTCTTTTGATTTATTTTGTGACGGAACATATTGGTATGTAACAGGATTTATAAATTCTCCTAGTGTTAGTTATACAAATTAATAGAAAAATAAAAAATGTTTAAAATATTATATCCATCTCAAGACACGTCGATTTTTGAAGTTGCTAAAACATTGAATACCGGGCTAGATGAAATTCTAGAAATTGGCAAACGTGATACTACAGGTGGAACATCTTATTCTAAATCTAGATCACTAGTAAAGTTTGATTTAACTCAAGTTAATTCAGCATTATCAAAATATAGTGTTAATATCGAAGATTGTAAATTCTTTTTGCAATTATACACAACTCATGCAGTTAATTTGCCATCAACATATTCTGTAGAAGCTAAAATTTTAGGAAATGATTGGGATAATGGATTAGGTTTTGTTAATTCAAATCCTATTATAGAAGAAGGATGTACATGGTCTTATCCTATATCTGGAAGTAATTGGACATCTGGATCACAAAATCAAGAAATAGCTAATGGAAGTAACTTATTTATTAAGGGTATTGGGGAAGGTGGAAGTTATCTAGAAGAATCACCAAATACTGGATTACAATTGGTATTTTCACAATCATTTTCACAAATTACAGATTTAGATATAGGTGCTAGTACTAGAAATACTGATTTATATATGGATGTAACATCTGCAGTAAGAACATGGCAATCAGGATCAAATGGGGTTATTGTTCCAAATTATGGATTTTTAATTCAATTTTCTGATGCAACTGAAGCTGCAATTAATAAACATGGATATGTAAGATTTTTTAGTAGAGAAACACATACAATTTATGTTCCAAAATTATTAATGTTATTTGATAAATCTTCTTTTGCAACAGGATCATTAGAACAATTTAATATTGAATCATATAAAATATATACAGATTTACAAAAAGAATATTTAGATACAAGCGTAAATAAAATTCGAATATTTGTTAGAGATAGATATCCACAAAAATCTCCAACTAATTTATTTCCAGAAACAGCTGTTAAATATTTACCATCAGGATCATTATATTCAATTAGAGATGCTGCAACCGAAGAAGTAGTTATACCATTTAATGATACATATACTAAAATTAGTTGTGACTCAACTAGTAATTTTATAAATTTAGATATGTCTGGATTAATGCCTGAACGATATTATAGATTAATGTTTAAAATTACATCTGGTATGTATGATGAGTTTATAGAAGATGACTTCTATTTTAAAATAGTAAGATAATATGTTAATACATCGATTAAAATTATATCCTAATCAGTCTCAAGGAGGAGGATACGTTTATGGATCTGGAGGATCTGGAGGATCTTCTGGTGGAGCTACAGGGCCATCTGATGTATTACCAGATGGTTATGGTTATACTCCGGGTGGAGAATATCAAGATGCATTAGGAAATGATTATGTAGGAGCATGGCATTCTCATGTTGATGGAACTATTACAAAAGGAAATATGCATACTAATATTTCCAATGAAGATGTATTATTTCCAATTGTTACGCCACCACCCCCACCGCCACCACCAAATATACCTAACACTACCGGACCTTCGAATGTTATGCCACAAACAATACAAATTCCAACTCCTCCTCCTCCTAGTGGACCAGCTGGAGCGGGAAGAACAGGAACAAATACTCCTAGTAATGCCGGACCAATGTTTTTACCTGGAGCTATAACTCCTCCAATGCCTCCACCGGTTGCAGTTTATCAAGCTCCGCCATTTGTAGATACAAATATACAACAAGAATATATTGAAAAAGGATTAACATTTAAATCAAATAATAAATTTATCAATCAAAGAAATGCGGCTGGTAATTTATTATTTGAAGAAAATTCTCAAAACAATCAAAATTTAATCATAGAGCCGGCTATTGAAACATATACTAATAAATCATTTATTGAAGCAGTTAATACACAATTTAATTATTTTAAATTTCCTGCTAGAATTGGAGTCGACTCTACTTTAGATTTAACATTTAATATGGATTTTGATATTAAAGACACAGGTACTGATCCAATAACTGGATTTCATGTATTAAATCCAAAAGATGCATCAGGCGCTGATATTGGAGATTATGTAACAATGACTAAGTCATATCCTTTAAGTGCGGTTAGCGGGATTGATATTAAATTAATGCCAATTGATAAAACTATAGACGGCGCTCCTATAGACAAAGATTTCTCGGCTTTTGTATTAACACCATCAAAAATAAAATATGTTAAAGAAGGAAATAAAGCAATTAAAATCGTTGCAGACTATACAGGTAGGCCACAAAATAATGTTGATACTGGATTTGTGTTAGCGTTAGATAGGAAAATGCCTGTAGTGTATAGAAATTGGCCAAGTAATGCTGGTTCGTTATATTATAATAGATATCCACATTCTTATAAAACATCTGCACAATATGGTGGAGGTAGTTCTCAAGATCATAGTCAAACATATGTATCTGTTAATTTAACTTATGTAATAGATCCAAATGACATGATAGAATATGATCAGTATAGTTTTAGAACTGTTTCTGGTGGCGATTCTTGGTATTTAAGACAAAGTGTTAAATTTGATATTTCAATAATAGATGATCCAGGACCTGGAGGATACGGTAAACAATAATGTTAAATCAATATTCAAATATAGACCAAATTTTAAATTCAAAAGAGTCATTAAATGCTCGTAGATTAGATTCTGTTGATTATCAATTATTAGATTATCCAGACTATAGAATTAGTTATAATGCTCAATTAGATTCTACGTCAACACAAAAAGTTGAATTTCATGTATATTCTAATGACACGTGGATAACAGGTAATCATTCTATACAAGCTTCTAGTTTAAGTCCTAATATTACAGATACCGAAACAGATACTTTTATTCCATTTCCGTTTGCTTCATTGGATATTAATTTATATTCAGAATTTAATTCGTTAGGATTAACTGCAGGTAATTTTAGATTTGTTTTAAACTTTTTTGAAAATTTAATTGGAAGTTATGACAATCAACATTTAAAAGTATCAGAAATATCTCCAGATCGTACAGAAGTAAAATTAACATTAATTGATAAAAACAATCAATCAGCATTAACTCAATTAGTTAATTATATTGACGATGTTAAACAAACTGACTTAAATGATAATGTTGTCAATCCTAATGTTACTGAAACATACTTATTAAATTTTAGTCAAAATAATTGTATACAATTTGTTAATAGTGTAGTTGTAGGAGAGCATTTATATGTAAAACTTTTAAATCCATTACCATTAGATATTAATTTAAAATTTAAATGTTGGGTTGTAAAAGAAAAAAAATTACCATATATTGACACTGTTGAAATAACACCGGAAATATTATCATCAATACAAGAAACTTTATCTGGGCCAAATTGGCAAGCAAATACAAATGCAACTGATATTTCAACAGAAACAGATTTAAAGTCTTGGAATGATTTATTAGGATCATCAATTCAAACTTCACAACAGATAATTGATTCATATTTTTCAGGATCATTATCTGGAATAAATTTAAATATAGATTATTCTGATTTTAATAATTTTATATTTTATAGTTCAGCTACAGAAAGATTAGATAATTTTAGATATAAATTAGGATTAATTGAAACATATACATCACAATCATCTGTTATTTCAAATATTAATAGTGCTGTTAGTACAACTAATGCAAATGATTTTACTCAATTAAAAACAAATTTAATATCTGGATTTGATGAATTTGAAAAATATCTTTATTATGAATCTTCTTCAATATTATTCACTTACGATCAATATAATAGTATCGATGTTAATGTTTCAGAATTAACTGGAAGTTATGTACAACCAACTCCTAAAAGTAATTCTACTAAACCTTATTCATTGATGTCAGTTACTAGTAGCAACTTTGTTAATTGGTATGATTCATTATATAATTCAGCTGAATTGTATGATAGTTATAATACTAATATTTTGACAAATGGTATTCCGGAATTTATTAAATTTGATTCAAATAATTCTGATATGAATATTTTTGTTAATATGTTAGGACATCATTTTGATATTTTATATACATATATTAGATACTTAACAAAAATGTATAATCGTGATGAACATCCACATCGTGGTGTTCCTAATGAATTATTATTTCAAGTTGCAAAACAATTTGGATGGAATTTATCTATAGGAAATCAAGGATCAAATTTATGGGAGTATTTATTTGGAACTAATGAACAAGGAATTCCTATTACAGGATCATTGTCAGTAGGAGATCCTGCAGTATCAAAACGTGATATTACATATGGTATTTGGAGAAGAATTGTTAATAATTTACCATTATTACTAAAATCAAAAGGAACAAAACGAAGTATACGAGCATTATTATCATGTTATGGTATTCCACAATCTATGATATCTATTAATGAATATGGAGGTCCTAGAATAACAAGAGCTCCTATTTATGAAACAAATGAATTTAATTATGCATTAGATTTAATTAATAATCCAGCTGGTACGGTTACTGTAGATTATACTAAGCCTATTCGCTCTGTAGAACTAAGATTACGAACAGATAATGTATTAACTAATCCTTCGGTACCATCTACTATGAATTTATATTCAATTGGTGTAAACAATGTTACAATTGATTTTAATAGCGGCACATTAGGAACATTAAAAATTAATACAACTGCATCTGGTCAAATTGAATGTTTTGATGGAGAATATATTAATACATTACTCCGAAGTGGTTCAAATGGTACATTAGAATTATTAGCACAACGTTCTAAGTATGGAAAAATTATAACAACAGTTTCAGCTTCTATTACAGGTAGTTTTCCAAATACTGGTACGATATCATTAGGATTAAATCCAGGAGGTAATGCTGGAAATAGATTACAAGGACAACTTCAAGAACTTAGATTATGGACTTCTAGTTTAGATATAAATGCATTTTCTAATCATACAAAAGCACCAGGAGCATATGATGGAAATTCTGATGCATACGAGGAATTAGTTGCAAGATTTCCATTAAATGATAAAATTAATCATACATTAACTTCTAGTTTACAAGGTGTTGAACCAAATTCTTCGAATATATCTGCATCTTTTGTTGGATGGTCTTCTAATGAGCCGTATAATTCGCAAGAAGAAACATATTATTATGATGCAATTTCTGCAGGAAATGATACATTAGATGATAATAAAATACGAATTGAATCAAATAATTTGATTAATGGATTATCTCCAGATTCTAGAGCTGAACAAAGTCAATTTGATAAAGCTCCATTGGATTCAGCTAGGCTAGGAATATTTTATTCTCCTCAAACAATGATTAATGACGACATAATTGCACAATTAGGATTTGTTAATTTAGAAGACTATATAGGAGACCCTGCAGATCAAGATGCAAATTCATATCCAGCATTAAAGAAATTTTCTGAAACATATTGGAAAAAATATTCTGAAAAAAGTAATATAAATGAATATTTACGTGTTTTTAGTTTATTTGATTTATCATTTTTTGGACAAATTGAACAATTACTTCCAGCACGTGTAAATAAAATAACTGGATTGTTAATACAACCTACATTATTAGAACGAAGTAAAGATTCTACAAAAACTGGATATTTACAACGAAGTAATGAAACATATGACGCTAATTTAATTGTTTCAACAGAAACTCAAAATATTACATCATCATATCAATTCATTGAATCAGAGTTAATTGTAAATTCAGAAGATCAAAATATTATATCTGGATCTGTAGCAGATAATTATATAGCTTATTTAACTAGTAGCACTTCGTATACATCAACTCCATATTCATATGATATAATATATCGATATAGTGGATCATGGGTTACTGGATCTACACCGTATTGGGAATCAGAAGCAATATTACCGACAATTACCGGATCAAGAGTTTCTAGTATATTTAAAACAATGATTCAATCTTCTAGTATAAGCTCTAGTAATGGAGGATATGGATCAGGAACATATGGATCTTCAACATATGGTAGTTCTGGAGCTGGTAGTTCTGGAGTAACTCAATATTTTAATTTAACTGGTTCATTTGCTGAAGTTCAAGATTTTAGTCCAATTGGAATGGAAAATGCTAGATTTAATGGATCTAAATTAATTGGAAAAGATTTTAATATTGAACCAACAAGATTTACTGGTAATTTTAAAACAATTGATGGAGGACCAGTTGTAGAGTTTTCTGAAGTTAATCCAAATAATATTACAGTTAGTACTCCAAGTAGTGAAGGTTCGTTTAAAGTAGAAAAAATACGTGAACGTAAAACTAGAAAAAGAAAAAGAAGATCTGGAGAAGAACCAGAAGAGTTTTTTAAATAAAAACAACAAAAATTTTATAAGATAATATTTATTAAAAATAAAAGGTATATACAATGGGATATTTAAATAATAGTACAATTACAGTAGATGCTATTCTAACCAAAAAAGGAAGAGAGCTATTAGCAGCTGGTAGTTCTGATTTCAATATCACACAGTTTGCATTAGGAGATGATGAAGTAGATTACGGATTATGGAATATTAATCATCCATTAGGATCAAGCTATTATGGAATATTGATAGAAAACATGCCATTAGTGGAAGCAGTTCCAGATGAAAGTCAAGCATTAAAATATAAATTAGTTACATTACCAAAACAAATAACAAGAATTCCTGTTATAACTGTTGCAAATCCATCAATTACATTACAAGCTGCAGGAGACACTGCAGTTATAACGCCAAATACAAGTAATTTTGCGTCTGGTAATTCTACATTTGGATATACAGCAATATTAGCAGATAGTACAATTGCTGATATTAGTGTTGTTCAGCCATTAGCTAATCCAGGAACGTTGCCAACTGTACCAACTGCAATTGGAAATAATGCAGATGCACAAAGTATTGCAGTAGCAGGATTTGCATTTCAAATTACAGCTAAAAATCTTTTAGAAGATAAAACCACAACTGTAAATATTATTGCAAATGAAACAGGTGGTAGTACAACTGTTAATGTAACTGTTAATAAACAAACAGTAGCAGGTAACGTAGCACCTAGTAATATTAGTTTTTAAAACATAGAGTTAAAAAAATGAAAATAATTGAAAATTTAAAAAAATTACCAAATCAAAAACAAGATGGCACTTTACCTACAGTTAGCACATCTGGAGAAACATATTCTAGATTTAATGTATCTGAAGACGTTGTTTCACAACAAAAAGAGACAGTAACTGCAGGATTATGGAGTGGAGGTATTGGAACATTAACAACATTTTTTGCTTCAAATGTACAAACAGTATCACAAAAAAGACATTATGTTGATGTATTTAATGCAGCAACATCAGATGAAACAAGAGCAGTACAATTTGCAGTTGCATTTGGTCATGTCGACGGCAAAGGATCATCAAAATTAGGCACAGAAGAAAGTCCAGCATCAAAAGCAATTTATTCGCAATATAGACAATTATTATTAAATAAAGATGCATCTAGATTTGTAACTGCAGGATCTGGTAGTACTGATTATATTTATGCTATTAATATTGAACGAGCAAGACAAAAGGAATCAATTGATTTTGGTAATTGGGAAATTCCTTTACAAAATATAACAGCTCATTCACAAAATGCAACTGGAAGTGTAACTGTAGGATCTAATAGAATTACATTAATAGATGACTCTTCAATAGTTCCAGGTGGTACCACAACTGAAGCAGGGGTTGTATATAATATTGTATCTGGTAGTATTGATAATGGAGTACATAACGCAACAAATCCTATCTATTATGGATTGTTTTATCCATCACATGGAGTAATGATATTAGATGGAAAAATGTTAGACCAACAGTTGGGATTTTCAACTAATTTAACCGATTCTAATGCTGTAGGAGCTGAAGGTAATAATCATTATTTATTATTTAATTCAATATCAGGATCTGCTGCAGCTGCTGGAGGAAATGTAGGATTTGAAGCAAGAAATGAACAAGAAATTACAAGTACACATTATTTTGTAAGAGTTAAAAATGGAAGTTTTAATTTTTCAAATAATCCTTCATATGTTACTGGTTCGGTTGGAGACTTTAAAAACTCTTCATATGTTGGTAATCCTAAATCATATATTACTACAGTAGGAATGTATAACGATTCAAATGAATTATTAGCAGTAGCTAAATTAAGCAAACCATTATTAAAATCATTTTCGAGAGAAGCGTTAATACGTGTTAAATTAGATTATTAATAATTATCATTGAATTTAAGCCCGTTATATTTATATTAAAGATATAACGGGTTTTTACTAGTATGACGAATCAAACTTTAGATATAACAACATATTATGGCGCTCCACCAACGGTATTTAAAAAAATAGATCCTGTTAATTATAAAGTAAATGAATTTGAAGCAAATAAAACTTTTTCTTTTACATCAGCTAGTGCTGAATTAAATAATTTTATTCCGTTATTAGGAATTTATCAAAGAACATTGCCTAATGTCTCTGCTAGTGCAGCATTTACTGCTCCATTAAATTCAAATGGAACATATCAATTTCAAACATATTATTCAATTAATCATTTATTTTACAAATATAAAAATGAACCTACAAAAACATTTGGACCTACTGATTTAAATAAAACTTCGAAATTTCTATATCAAAGTGCATCTGTTTTTAGTATACCGCAAATTAAATTTGGAGAAGGAATTAAACCAAATTCATTTATATATGTTTCTAGTTCTGGATTAACATTAAATTCAGATAAATATGGAAATATATTTGATACAAGCATTAATACTGGATCTTTTCCTTTACAAGAAACATTTTATGAAGGATTCAATGAATATTTTGATTTAACAAGAATTCCATATACATTATATAATAATTTAACATTTAATACAGGCGTAACTACTAGTAATGGACAACAGTTGCCAATTGGATTTTCTGCATTATTTACTGGATCTAGTTATATTGAAACAGAATTAAATGGATATTATGACAAAGATCATAATTATGCATTATCATTTTATATAAAACCAAATGCATCACAATTTGATACTGGACAATTAATAATTGGAAAAACAAATTCTTTATTAAATCAACAATATCCATTTAAAATAGAATTATCTGGATCTGGAAATATAAAATTTTCAACACAAGGATCTGAAACGTTAATTGCAGAAATTACATCTTCAGCTATAAATACTAGTAACTGGAATCATGTTATATGTCAAAAATCAGGAAGTAATTTAGAAATATTTATTAATACAGTAAAAAATTCATCCGGAAGTTTTGATTTTATTACTACGCCTATTGATAGTTTAACAACATCGTCTGCATATATTAATAATGATAATAATTTATCAATTGGAGGATATCAAACAGATAATATAGGCTCTAGCTATCTAAATGCATATTTAGATGAAATACGTGTATATAATAAATCATTATCGCAAGAACAAATTAACTCATTAGGAAATAGATCAGAATCAGCAAATCAAATATTACAAACGAATCGAATTGGTAATGTTTTTGATAAGTCTGGATTTTTTATTATTTCTAGTCCAAATTATCTTTATAAAGATTTAATTAATTCTGATTATACATTAACATATAAAAGTACTGTTAGACGGTTTGAACATTCTGTATTTTTAACAATTGATTCGGGAGATTTTAACGCAACATTAAATCCTACTACATTGTTAGATGACAATATTAATATGAAATCGTTTGCAACTGGGAGTGCATTTAATCCTTATATAACTACAATTGGTTTATATAATGATAAAGGACAATTATTAATGATTGGAAAAACAGGCTCTACTATAAAAAATAGAAATGATATTGATTTAAATTTTTCTTTGAAAATAGATTTAGATAAACCAAAAGTAAATTTATAGATGATTAAATTAAAGAACATATTAAATGAAATATCAGAAGAAGAAGCTGATAGATTATTATCTAAAATAAAAAATAAAGAATTAACATTTTTAGCTCAAGGTGATAACGGAAAAGTGTATTCTATTAATGGTGAAGATTTATTATTTAAAATAACAACAGAGCCAGAAGAAACAGCTGTAGCTGATGTTATAGTTGGACGTCCTAATGAATTTGATGCATTTATTCCTGTGCATTATTCAGACTCACAAAAAAATATGTATATAATGAGCCGAGCTTCAAATTTAACAGATAATTTAAAATCTGAATTAAATCGTTATTATAATGATTATAAAGAATATGCTCAAAATCAAGGATTAGAAACAAGTATATTTAATTTTTTAAATACAGAAGCTTCAAGAAATTATTCTCCAAGAATTATTACATTTTTAAGAGCATTAGAACAACAAGTTAAAAAAACCGGAATTGGAGACTTAGAATTATCATTAGATTTTAGACCTGAAAATATCATGTTATGGAATGGTAATTTAGTTATGATAGACTGGTAAAGGAAAGTTATGAAAAATCATTGGCACTCTAATAATAAGCAACGACAAGCAGCATATAAATACGGATATAGATCTGGCTTAGAATTAAAAGTTGCAGATCAAATTAAAGAAGCAAAATATCCTGTTAATTATGAAACAGAAACATTAAAATATATAGTTCCACAAAAGAACTCAAAATATACACCTGATTTTATTTTTACAAAAAAAGATGGAAAGACAATGTATATTGAAACTAAAGGTAGATGGACAAGTACTGATAGACAAAAAATGAAAAATATATTAGCTTCAAATCCTGATATAGATTTAAGAATAATATTTCAGAATCCAAATCAGAAGATATCAAAAGGTTCAAAAACAACGTATGAAGCATATGCTTTAAAACTAGGTATTAAACACGTTGCAAAAAAAGATATGCCAATTGAATGGTTAAGTGAATGTTGTAAAGAAGGAGAAACACCAGTTACAACAAAATTTTTTGCATTATAATTGGATCTTTGAAAAATATTCATTATTTTTTTAATGTAAGTTAATAAAAAGATGAAATCGTTTAATGTAATATATATTGTTATGTATATTATTAAATGATGATTCGTTAGACCGATTAATTGTGTCTAACATATATAATACCAATACTTTTGATCTTTCAGTAAATTTTATTATAATAGATTATATGAAGAATCTTAAACTACTTCAATTGCTAGAATCTGTACTAGGTAAAGGCAAACAAACTTCTGGGACTAATATTGCATTTTTCTCTCCGTTTACTTCACATTATAAACCTAAATTAGAAATTGATTTAAATACTACTAGTGAAGGACAAAATGCATGGCATTGTTGGATATCTGATAAAAAAGGCCGATCGATTAGATCATTGTTTAAACAATTAAATTTACCAAAAGAAAAATTCGATAAACTTAATAGAATAATTGAAGTCTCAAAATATAGAGATACTAAAGAAACAAAAATTGAATATTCATTACAACTTCCCAACGAATATCAGCCGTTATGGATTGAAAAGAAAACACCAGATTATAGAAATGCAATTCATTATTTAAAAACTAGAGGCATTAATATTTTTGATATTATTAGATATAGAATCGGATATGCAGACTCTGGTCAATATTCTGGTAAAATTATTATACCTAGTTATGATATAAATGGTCAATTAAATTATTTTGTATCACGAGCTTATTATAAAAGCGATCCACATAAACATAAAAATCCTCAAACATCGAAAGATATAATTGGATTTGAAATGTTAATTAATTGGAATGAGCCAATTATATTGTGTGAAGGAGCTTTTGATGCGATTACAATAAAAAGAAATGCAATTCCATTATTTGGAAAAATTATACAACCAATATTACAAAAAAAGATTATAGAAGAACATGTTAAAGATATATACATATGTTTAGATTCAGATGCAATAAACAATGCAATAGAAATAGCAAAAAAATTCATGGCTGAAGGATTAAATGTATATTTTGTAGAATTATCAGATAAAGATCCAAATGAATTAGGATATAAAAAAATAACTGAAAAATTAGAAGACACATATCAATTCTCATTTGAAAGAATGATGGAGTTAAAAATAGACTCATTATGGAAATAAAAAAATTAAAAACAAATATAACGTCAATTGATAAAATATTTCACGTTTCAGATATTCATATACGCACATTAAAGAGACATAAAGAATATCAAGAAGTGTTTGATACATTATTTTTACATGTTGCACAACATGCAACCAATCAAAGTATTTGTGTTATAACTGGTGATATTGTACATTCCAAATTAGATATGTCTCCTGAATTAATTAATATGTTAACTAAATTTTTTAATGGATTTCATATTCCTACTATTGTTATATTAGGAAATCATGATATGAATTTAAATAATTTATATAGATTAGATGCAATATCACCAATACTAGATGTTATTGATAATCCAAATATACATTTTATAAAAGAAAATGGATTATTTAAATTTGCAAATGTTGTATTTAATCATATGGCCGTCGACGTAGCTCCAAAAGATTATATTCGAGCTAAAGATTTCAATGCTCATTATAAAATAGCATTACATCATGGAGCTGTACATAATGCAAAAACAGATATTGGATTTCAAATATCAAACGATCATGTTACAACAGATTTATTTGAAGGACACGATTTAACACTATTAGGCGATATACATAAGCCAGCTCAATTTTTAAACAAAGAAAAAACAATTGGATATCCTGGGTCATTAATACAACAAAATCACGGAGAAGCACTTGATCATGGTATATTAGTTTGGGATTTGCCTGATCGTACATCTGAATTCATAGAAATAGAAAATAATTATGGATATGTTACATTTGAAGTTGATAATGCAAAAATTATTAATTCACCATATCGAGTTCCAAAAAAACCAAGAGTTAGAATTAAATTTAATAATACAGATGCATCTGATATTAAAAAACTAATTGCAACAATCAGAAAAAAATATAAAGTTCAAGATATATCTATACAACGTAGTGCAAATCATATTGAAAATAATCAAAATGGATCAATTGCAATTGGAAACGTTAGAGATGTAGAACATCAGAATAATTTAATAACACAATTTATTGAAGAAAATTATCCTGATGCAGATAAAAAAGAATTAGATGCAATTAGACATATTAATAGAACAATCAATTCTAAATTACCTGTTTTAGAATCTGTAAGAAATGTAACATGGTATCCGGTTTCATTTGAATTTGATAATATGTTTTCTTATGGAGAAAAAAATAAAGTAGATTTTTCAAAACTATCAGACGTTATAGGATTATTTGCAGCAAACGCATCCGGTAAATCTTCTTTGTTAGATGCAATAACATATACAATATTTGATAAATGTAGTAAAACAAGTAAATCAAAAGAAGTATTAAATAATAAAAAATCTGGATTCAAAGGTATATTTAAATTCAAATTAAATGATAAATTATATACTATTGAAAGAGAAGGTATAACGTTAAAACATGGTCATGTTAAAGTTAATGTAAATTTTTATAATGAAGATCAAAATTTAAACGGTGAAGAACGAAGTGATACAAATAAAAGTATTAGAAGATATTTAGGAACATATGATGACTTTATTTTAACTGCATTTTCTTTACAAGCAGATAATAATAATTTTATAGAAAAGTCACAAAGAGAACGAAAAGATTTATTATCGCAGTTTCTTGACACAACAGTTTTTGAACAATTATATCATTTAGCTGCCGAAGAAATTAAAGAAACATCTGGTAAACTAAAAGAATATAAGAAAACTGATTTTGGCTTAATAATAAAAGATTCAGATGATATAATTTTAAAAAATCAAGATAAAATTATTGAATTAGAAAAAGGAGATACCGACTTACAAGAATCAAGAAATAATTTACAAAATGAAATAGTAGAATTAATTGAATCAAAACAACCAATATCATATGAAGGGCCTTCTATTAATAAATTACAACAAGAAGAAACAGTTTTAATACAGAATATTGAAAATATAGACGTTAAAATTAGTTCATTAGAAACAAAAATTAATGATACTAAATCTAATATATCTTCATATCAAACAACTATAGATTCAAAACAATTTAAAAAAATATCAGATGAATTATCAGATATTATCAAGAAAAAAGATATATTATCAAACGAAATAAGTACATTAACAAGTTTAATATCTTCACAAAAAAAGAAAATAGATCATTTAAAGACTCATGAATATGATCATACATGTAAGTATTGTATTGAAAATATATTTGTAAAAGATGCATTAGAAGCAGAAAGATTACTTCCAGGGAACGAATTACATTTAAAAACAAAACATGGAGCATCTGAATTCTTTCAACAACGAATTGACAAATTAAATTCTTTAATTCATGAATATCAAGAAAAAATAAATTTAAAAAATTCAATTGAGAAACAAGAATTACAATTACAAATTTTTGAGAGTGATATGCAAACAAAAGAATCTGAATTAGAAACAAATGCTGAAAGACAAGAATTATTTCGTAAAAATGAATCTGCTATTATATTTAATGAATCTATAAATAAAAAAATTGATTCTAAAAAGAAACATATATCAGAAACTACCGAATTAATAAAGAATATAACTAATAAAATTAAATCTAATCATGGTGAAATTGAAGTTGCTAAAACAAAAAAGAAAACAGCTTTAGAACAATTAGAAATATACAAACAATTAGAAACAGAATATAAAGCATATGAATATTATTTACAATCTGTTAAGCGTGATGGTGTTCCTTATGAATTAATTAAAAAAGCATTGCCAAAAATTGAAACTGAAATAAACAATGTTTTAAATCAAGTAGTTGATTTTAATATGGTATTAAATACAGATGGTAAAAACATTAATGGATATATTATTTATGATGAAGATAATTTTTGGCCATTAGAATTAACTTCTGGAATGGAAAGATTTATATCATCATTAGCAATTCGAGTAGCATTAATTAATGTTTCAGCATTACCTAGACCTAATTTTATAGCAATAGACGAAGGATGGGGTAGTTTAGATCGAGAACATATTTCTGCAGTAACAAATTTATTTGAATATTTTAGAACAAAATTTGATTTTTCAATTATTATATCTCATGTTGAATCAATGAGAGATATGGTAGATAATTTAATTGAAGTTAATAAGATAGAAAATTTCAGTCATATTCAACATGTTTGATATTTATAAAAAAGAAACTTGATGAATGGCTCGAAAACTTGCTACATATAAAGGATATGATACATTAAATACGTATTATTCTGATTCTTCACTATTATCACCAGATATTTTTGATATTAGTTTTTTTCCAAATAAGTTAACCGTTGGTAAAAATTTAATTAAATTTCGTGGTAATTTAAATTCTTTAAAGATAGGAGCTCCTATAGATGTTGAAATATTGGATTCAAATGGAGACCCTATATATTCAGAATTTATAGACTTTATAGATCAAGACGGATCTAGAGTACTTTCAATATACATATATGAAGATACTGCTCCTGGTGATGCAACTATAATATTTGTTACAGAGATAACAAAAATTAATGATCAACAAATACCTAATGATTTTCAAAATCAATTAAATGCAAAATGGACAAGAACTATACCAGTTAATCCATTAGATTTAAATACATCAACTGTTATTTTTGATGATTTACCAAAAGTAACAATATCAGAAAACGTTGGAGTTCAATTAAATAGAACATATGCAAACGGTCAATTTCCAATTTATAATACAGGACAAATAAGTTTTGTATCACAAAACAATCAACCAACGGCAATCTTAACAGGAGGAAAGTTTAACGGAGACATGATTAATGGTACATTGTCAGTACCAACTCCATCTAATCCTTTACCAACTTCAGATATTAATGCTAGCTCAAATATATATACTAGTACTATTAGTAAAGTTTTAAATGATACTACATTACAATTAGATTTTCCATATGAAGTTTTTGATACTCAAAGCAATTTATCACATACGTTTAACAGTTTTGATAATTCAGCATTCCAAATTGAATATGAAGCAACTCCTCAATATACTCCAACACAAAATTCAGAATCATTTGCATTAATACAAATATCTGATTTAGAACCTGACACTGGAGATATTTCTAGAATCAAAGTTTATTTAAATTCTGCAGGAACTGTTGGAACATTTGAACAAGTTAATGATATATTATTACCAAATACTGAAATATTTATTGATTCTACATCATCATTAACACCAGACAAATCTATAGGAATTTTTGAAACACAAAACATTATCGATACATATTGGGAAGGACATTCATATCAAGGAAAAACAGAAATAGCTGCTCCTACATTAACTTGGACAACAAGCTCAATAAATAATGCAACTGCTATAACAGGAACATTAGATTTATCAAATTCGAATAATGTATATACATTTCAATTAAAAAATCAATTTTCTGGTATTTTTGTAAGCCAATCAATATATACAGTAACATTAGACGCATTTACGCAAAAATCTGGTAATATAAATCCTATATTATCAATTTATGCATCAGGATCCGCATTTACATTTGATTCAACTGATAATTTTAATCAAGAACTTCCAAAAAAATTAGGTAAAAAAATTGGTGAAATAGAATGTTTAGGAACTTCAAAAAGATATGATGATATATCATTTGAATTTAATTCTGATCAATCAGGTACTGGTGTGTTAATATTTGTAGTTGAATCTGGAGATTGGCAATTTTCTGATATTAGAACATTAACTGATGCAGAATATGGATATACTCCAAACTATACAAGATTTAGAACAGAAATACCAACTAAAATTAAATCTGGCAATCAATTATCATTTAAAATTGAATATTATAATAGATTAGGAGATAAATCAAATACTGTTAATTTTGTTAGAAATTTAAATTTCGAAGGAGGTAATAGATATATAGATGGCGGATTCTCAATGTTAACTGGATCTTTATTTGTCGCAGATACATTATCGTCAGGAGTAGAAATTGCAGGATTACAAAATACAGGATATGTTAGATCATTAGGATATGAAGGATTTAATCAAGCAACTGGATCTGGTGCTGGAGGATTCTTATTATTTTCCGGATCTGCATTACCGCAACAATCAGAAACTACATATCAAGGCGTAGGACTAGAAATGGTTTCTGACGCAAATAATTATTTTAAATATAGAACAAACCCTAGTATCTTAGATGTACATACAGAAACATTTTTCTTAGGTAATCCATCTACTCAATTTGTAAGCGGATCATCCGGTCAATTGGAAATATCATCTTCTGGATATCATATACAAGCAAATGGAGATATAACAGCTTCTAGATTTTTAATGGACGGTGGAACTATAACAGATAATGTAACAATATTAGGATCATTATCTGCAAATAGTATTTTAACTCCTGCTACAATTAATGGATCGCCGTCAACGCCAGCAAATGCATCTTCTTCAATTAGTACAGATGGACTCGCAATATTTAAATCAGCTTCTATAGCAGGATTTACAATAACAGGTGGAGAAATAATTTCTGCAGGTGCAGTAGAAGCATCGTCTAGTATAACAAATACAAATGTTAGTTTAACAAATTTTAGTTTAGCAGGGAGCATTGGAGTTACAAATCCAACAATATCTAGTCAAACATATTCTGGATCTCCAACTGATGGATATGGTTTTTCTGGGTATGTTTCAGCTGGTAGTCCAACATTTAAAAAAGCTGGAGTTAACTATTCAGTAGCACCTGCAACATATACAGTAGGGGATTCAACAATAACTTTAACTAGTGGATATGAAACCGGAGATCCATTTGGAGAAGGCGCTCAATCAGGATTTAGTTTTTACCAAACAAATGCTCCATCAAACACAACATTTTTATCTGGATCAACAACAAATTTTCCAGCAATAGAATCTCCTATAGTATTAAAAGCATTAGGAGAAATAACTGCTAGCGCAGGAAAAATAGGAGGATTTCAAATTGGAACTTCATCACTTTCAACTGCAGGAGTAGAGATTAATGATTCTTCACAAAATTCATTTATTAGTTCTAGTAATTTTAATGTTAAACATACTGGTATAATGACTGCAAGTAATGCATTATTTGAAGGAGTTGCATTAGCTAATATTATTAGAGATAAAGCAGTAGTTATAACTGCAGCTAATTCTTCTTCATATTTACAGTTTAATCCTCAAGTTGGCACTCCTCCTAGTTCTACAACAGCAGCTTTTTATAATATAGTATTAGATGGATCTTTAGGAGGAGAAAAAGTTAGGAGAGCATTAATAGGATGTCCATTAAAAACAATAAGTAGCGGTGGAGGTTCGCCTACTACATATACTGTTGCTATAGCAGGAATCAAACTACCAGATATCGGATCAACTACTTCTTTAGAATGTATAATAGAAATTTCTGGTTCAGGAATTGCTTTTCGAAATGATGTAGGACCATTTGCAGCTGGATTTTTAACATGATTATAATAGAAAGAAATATTTTATGGGATTAACAAGCTATGTAACAATCGATGACGGCACTGTTTTAAAAGCGACTCCAATTAATGGTAATCCTAATGCAATTGGAATCATAACAGGCACTCAAGAACCATTTACTAAAACATTTAAAGATGGATTAACTGTAGAAGGTTCGTTAGGAACAGATATAAATTTAAAAAGTAATGTTCATATAAGTGGGAGTATCACATATCAAAATATTAACCGATATAGTGGAGGAACTACTACAATTGGTTCTAATTTAACTTCAAATCAATCAATATATTTATTATCTCCAACTAGCGGTACAGTTACTATTGCTTTACCAAAT